GATTTGTCGTCATTTTGCATGAGTTTGATACCAGACAGGAACCCAATCATGCCGCCGATAAGAGTAGAAAAAGCGGGTGAAATCATTTTGAAAATCTCGGCGTTGTCCACTTCTTTTGCCCACAGACCCAACATAAAGCTGACCACCATAGCCAATACGGAGATACATAGGGTCGTGCTTACCATGAGGGTGACCCACAGCGTCAGCTTCTCCTTTGTTTCTATCTGAGGTTTCTTGACCTGTCTGGGTATCGGTTTTCTGGTCATACAAGTTTGTCAATCTCGCGTTTAAGGTTTGTGATGTCAATGTTTATTGTGATCTGCCGCATCCTGTATTCATAAATCTCATACTCATATTGGTGAAACTTCTTTACCTGTTGCGCTATTTGTGTGTTTAAAGCACGTTCAGCGTCAAGCCTTTCCACCCGCTTGGCAAACGCTTCCGACTGCACACTGGTTTGGGGCTGGACAATCGGATACCACTTGTCGTAGCTGATCTTCATTTCTTCTCTCGCTCAAGTGCATCTTTGTATCCATGAATGACTTTAGTTCTGAGTTCTGCTGAGTCTGCTGCGCCAGCCCATTCTGACAAATTGTTCCACATCACCACATAATCTTGAGATCGACAGTGCTGTGCATTGTTTGTTAGCCACATAGACATCTGCTGATGGCGCTCTGAAGGGTTGTGGATTGTCCAAGCAATTGACCAGAACTCGCGCACATGACAGCCATTCTTGGCTACGGCTCCAACTAGCCCCAACAGCAGTAACAGTATGAGCCAGCGCATTCATCACACCAAAGTCCATGCAATTATGTACGTGCCAAAGATGACGAAGGCCACCAAACAGGCCGCCGCAATGAATGCTTCAGCCCAGTCCCACATGATTAGGCAGGCTCAACCCAGTTAGGGTCTTTAGGCCATGTAATTGTCCAAGGGAAACCTGCTTGACCCGTGATGTCGCGCAGAGCTTGGCGGTATGTAGCCCATGCAGTTTTATCCGCAGTGCTGTCAGCAATCTGTGTCCAGTCGCAGTCCTTGAGCAGTTGGGTACGCTGGTTGCGTACAGATGCGGCTTGCTCTGCGTCCTTCATTGCCTTGTAAGCAGTTTCCTGTTCGGCGGCTGTCTGGGCAGGCTCATCACCTTGGGCTGCGCGGTCTGTGAACACGGGGCCAAGTATGTACTTTGTGTACCACTTGCCGTCAAGCTGCTCTACGCCAGAGCGTTGGCTGTACTGATATACCGTACCGCCTGTAGCCTGTGGGCCTTCAAACACAATGTCACCAGCGGGGTCGCTGATGTAGCTGTCAAGCCACTCTTGTGTTACTGGACGGGGTGGCAAGTTCTGAGCGAAGCGAGTACGGAACTCACTCTCATACATAACTTCACCTGTTGAACGTAAACGAATTTCCATGATGTGCTCCTTTTAAGCAATTGCGAGAAATAAATATACGTCACCGCTGGCATTGATGTCAGTTGCACCTGCCGCTGTGACTTGAAAACCTACACTTGTAGTATCTACAAAGTTAGTCCCTGTTTGTTCAGCACTTGTACTGTTTAACAATAAATATGGGTCATTGCTTGATGAAATACCACGGGCTGAATCCCAAACATACCAATCACCTGAGCCACTAGTGCCAGAACTAATAAGTTTAATTAAAACAAACCTTGCGCCACTAGTAAAGCCACAGTTGATTGTTTGCAATGCGCCTGTTCCCGTGTACGAACCAACTTTAGAAACACCTGCACAGGTTGCAAAAAGATATGCAACATACGTTCCAGCACTAGCGTTTGTTAAAGATGATGTGCCTACACTAAATACAGATGATGTAGGCGCTGTGTTATTCCAAACAGTTGTGGCAGTCGTTGGTAGGTCTCCACCATTAAGAATTAAATATTCGTTAGTTGCAGTAGATGCTGTGTAAACAGGCCAATTTCTTACGGCACTTCTTTGTTTAACAATCATTAACTGTGGTGCAACACCTAAGTTATGCGTGAATGTCGTAGCACTTCCCGTCCCTGTATAGCAAACCTCATCAAAAAATTGTGGGGCACGTTTAAAACCTCTGGCAATAAATGTTCCGCCAGAGTTGTTCATATAGTTTGAATTTGAACTTGACCCGTACAGGCCCCAACCAATACTATTGGGCACATCAAAAGCTTGGTATGTACCCCAACCGGCTGTGTTTGACGATGTAGTTGCAGTACCAAGACTAACGCTTTGTCCTTGTAATCGGTCAATCATGTATTGACCATAAAGTGAAAAATCTTGCGCTGTTGCATTTCTGCTTGACAAAGACAACAAGTCAACTGGAAAACCAAAATTACCCGCAACCGTTGTGTTTAGTGTTGCATTTCCTGTGTAAGTATTTGCTTGATAAACACTTGTCCCCACAGTTGGGGTCTTCATTGGGCCACGGCGGATGGCTATGTAGATGACAGTCGCGCCTGTACCATAAAATCCCGGCTGTACAGTAAAACCTGTTGGTGTTGGTCTTACATAACTAGTCCCATACGAAACTTCTGCATCAGATGTGCTTGGGTCTAAATATACGTTATCCGTATAAGACATCCCCCGCATCGTGTCAAACATACGCCATGGCATACCTGCTGTTGCTTTCATCAATATCCATTGAGGCTCATACCCCAATGTAATTGTGTCAACACCACCACTTCCTGTATAAGACCCACACGAAATACCATTGGTTGAGCCACCGCCAGAAACAGGGAAGCCTCCTGCGTCATGGGCAAATAGGTAGGCGACAAAAGTGCCACCAGAAGAATTTATGCCGCCGATGCTACCAACTGTAAATGTTGTACTTGTTGGAGCAACAGCAACTGTGTTATTACCTAAATAACTTTGGTTATTTGTATCAACAGCCGCATTGATGGCGTTTAATTTAAAGCGTTGTGTGAAGTCATACCGATGAAAGCACCACCAATCTTCAGCGGAACTTGTCCTTTTAATAATTATAAACCCCGGAACAGCGCCAAGATTATGGCTGATAGCTTGAGTTGTACCATTTCCAGTCCACGTCACAACATCAAAGAACTTTGGTTGCTCCCTGAATGTCCATGAGACGAATGAGTCTCCGTTGTACCCCGATGCCGCCAATCCTTCAGTAGTAAAACCAGTTGAACTGACACTAATTACATTACCGCTACCCGCAGCACTATCTGTGTTTGAATACATACGTTCATAACCAATAGCACTTCCGTAAAGCAGGTTATTACCTATGTAATTTGTAGACCCTTGTGACCTGCTTTTAAGCCAAACTAGCCCACCATTGCCAGATAAATCAATCCCGTTAGTAATCGTCTGTGTAGAGCCGTTGCCTGTATACAAATACGTTGAGAACAAATCCTCAATGAATATAGGTGGGCTGGGCCAAGTACCGGCTTTCTGAGCTTGCTGTTGTTGGTCAAGCGTCCAGATACCAGAAGCCGCCGTTGATGTTGGCGCTACTGGATTTTTGGTGATAAAACCGCCACTATACTTCGTGCTCATAATTGGTTCTCGCTATTACGTTTTGCCAATGCTTGGGCTTTTTTAGTCTGACTAATTTTAAGCCGTGTCTCTGCGCTCTTTGGCCCCAAAGCTTTAGCCGCCTCACTCATTTTACGTTTTGTTTCGTCACTTACAAAGCGACCCAGCATGGCTTGACGCATATTCTCACAATGCTCTGGTGTTAACTTTTTTCCAGTCAGTGACTTGCTTATCTTTTGCCGTTGCTCCGCAGATATGGTTTTACCAGTGTTAATGGCACGTAACTTTTCGCGCAATTCTTCGGATCGCTTTTGCCCTTTGTGGCTTGCACCAATCTTGTCCCTGTGCTCTTGGGTAAATGTTTTGCCAAACCAAGGATGGTTTTCTCCGGTCAGGGCCGCTACTGGGCCTTCGCCACCACCGCAGATGTTGTACCCGTTGGGGGTCAATGTGCCATACGCCTCAATGATTTTGGCTTCTAATTCCAAACAGTACTGGCGATCAGCCACCAACAAAACATCAAATGCAAAATTGTCTTTGCCGTAATGCTGGATGGCGTTTTTAATGTAGGACTTGGTACGTGTCGCAGCTTTGCAGTGATCTTTAAAACGTTGCTTGGCATTAACTGTAACCCCAACGTATTGCATACCATTCACCTTGTTTGTGATGGAATATACGCAAGTTCCGCCGGTGTACTTTGTACTCATGTTTTGTCCTTAAGCGATTGCCAAGAAGATGAAGGTTCCACCGCTGGCATTGATGGCGGCTGGGGCGGTGCTGGTGATGTCAAAGCCTACGTTTGTGGTATCCACGTAGTCTGTACCCGTGACTTCAGCGCCTGACGTGTTCCAAAGCAAGTATGGGTCGTTAGATGGAATAATGCCTCGTGCGGAGTCCCAGACGTACCAATCACCTGTGCTGTCGGTGCGTTTGATTAGAACAAAGCGGCTACCGCCTGTAAACCCGCAATTGATTGTTTGCGCGGCTCCAGTGCCTGTGTATGATCCTACTTTAGAAACACCTGCACAAGTGGCGAATAGGTAGGAGACAAAGGTTTGTCCGGATGCATTTACCTCACCTCGTGTACCAACAGTAAAAACAGAAGATGTTGGTGATGTGCTATTCCAGAAATTAACATTAGTTTGTTTTGCGCTGGTTGTATCAAGCAACAAAAATTCAGTATTTGCTATTGCTGAAGAATAGACTGCCCAATCATTTGTTGTACTCCTAACTTTCACAATCATTAATTCAGGGGCAACACCTAAATTATGCGTCACAGTCGTAGCACTTCCCGTCCCTGTATAGCAAACAATATCAAAGAAACTAGGCGCACGTTTAAAACATTGCCATACATAGGGCACGGTATTATTGTTACCAGAATCCGAAGCGGTTGATGTGCCTACAGCAAAGCCATCCATTGTGGTATTAAACTGCTCTGTTTGGCCTGTGACTGTTGTTTCTGCGTCTGCAAGTGCTCTATAAAGCAATCTACCCGCACCACGAAGTCTGTCAAAAATTCCCGTAAATGAACCTGCTGTGGTGCGTTGGTTATTTAACAGATCCGGCGCAAAACCAATTCCCGTGATTGTTGCCGCCGTACCCGTGCCAGTTCTAGTCACAGGACTAAACACACTAGTCCCACTCGTAGGCACTCTCATCGGGCCTCTGCGAATGGCTATGTAGATGTAGGTTTCACCAGAAGAATTAGGATAACCCGGAATAAAACCAGTAGCAGTTGGTTCTGCTATGCTAATTGCGTTGTTAATCTCAGCACTACTTGAATTTGGGTTTAACAGAGCATCATTTCCACCAACGGGTAACCCTCTCATGTTATCCACAATCCACCAGTTATCAACAGCAGTTGCCGTTTTCACAAGCATCCACTGAGGCTCATAACCTAGGCTTATCTCTTGAGTTCCGCTATTGCCTGCGTAACTTCCACACGAAATCACATTGTCTGTACCAGTTAAGCCAAAGCCTCCTGCGTTGTGGGCGTAAATGTAAGCAACGTAAGATTCACCAGAAGCGTTTACGTTACTGTTTGCACCAACACTAAACACAGTAGATGTTGGTGTAGTGCTATTCCATGCAGAGCTGCCTGTTGCTTTTGCATTAGTTAAATTTAAAAACAATGCTTCTGTATTGGCTAAAGATGCGTGGTAAACCATCCAGTTACTAGGATTGGATGTTTGTTTAACAATAATGCAGCCGGGGACACTTCCAAGGTTATGAGCAATATTTTGAGAAGTACCATTCCCTGTATAAGTCACAACATCAAAGAACTTTGGTTGCTTGCGGAATGTCCATGAGACGTAGTTATATGAACCTCTATCCCACAGAGTATCTGGGGCATGAAGCGTATATCCATTGGCATTAAAAGAACTTATAGACTCGGACACTCTGCTTGTGTCGGCAGCGTCTGTTGTATTTGATTCTAAAAAACCATTAGCCAAACCCCTTTGAGAATCTATTAAAAGATGGCTTGCAGTATTGTTTCTTTCTTTTGTCCAAATCAATCCACCTTTACCCGCCAAATCAATACCATTGGTAATGTTTAAAGGGGTGACATTTCCTGTGTAAAGCCAAGTTTGAAACACCTGCTCAATATAAGGCCCCGTCGGTTGGGCAGGCCACAACCCAGCCGCTTGCAACTGCATCTGTTGTTCTAATGTCCATGCGCCAGACGCAGTGCCTTCTTCACCACCCGTAGTCGTAGGCGGCGTTGCGGAAATGACCGCGCCTTTGTAGCGATTGGACATGAACTGCTCCCCGTTTAGCTGATGATTTCGTAGCTGATCGTGTAGGTGATACCACTTGCTGTGCCAGAAGTTACCACAATGGATTGGTCTTCCATCAGGTATATAGCAGTGGTTTTATCCGTTACGATCAACGAAGCATCAGCAGGGACAGACACTGTAGACACAACTGGGTAAGCCGTACCGCCCGAAGGTGCAGAGCCGGGAGATTGGCCGCCGTTGGTGTAAATAGATACAGTGGTATCCACAGCCGCAGAGCCATTCACGTTAGCCGCAACGATCTGGTTAATCTTTAAAACGGTATTGCTAGAAGCAGCGTTTCTGATTAACACCAGTGCAGTGGTTCCGCTGGGTGTTAGGTAAGCTACTGTGCCTGACGCTGTGGTCGCGGCGAAAAGATTTGGGTTTGCCATTTAAAACTCCTTAGAATCCGAAGACCATTGCGATTGCGGTAACTTTGGCTTGGGAAACGCCAGCATTACCAAAAGAAAGAACACCAGAACCATTGGTCACAATGGCTTGGTTAGCTGAACCGTCTGCACCGGGCAGTGTAAATATTACGTTTGTTGCTACTGTGCCGGGAGCTTGAAGCGCTACATACTGCCCGCCTGTTGTATCTTCAAAGCGAACATCGCCTTGTGCGGTAACATTAACTTGCCCAGAAGAAACCTGCGCAGCAGTCAGTGTAGTGCCGTCAAAAGTCAAGTTGGCAGAGCCTGCCAAGTTACCAGAACTGTTGAACTGAACCTGTGTATCAGAGCCGCCAGCCGATGCGCCTACGCGCACGTAGTCTGTACCGTTGAACGCCACCAAAGCTTTATCGCCTACGGCAATCGTGACACCTGTCTGGCCACTTGCTTTGATTGTGACTGAGCCACCTGTAGCGTTGTTAAGCACCACATAGGTTTTGCTATAACTTGCGCCGCTTGGAGCCGTGATAACTTTTGTTGTGGTTAATGTGCCAGTAACCTTTAGGATCGCGTACTGCGCGGTAGTAGAGCCAATGTTTGTAGCAGAAGCACTGCCAATGGTGTTTACCAAATTAACTGCGCCGTCGCCATTGAGCGTCAATGTACCGGCAATAGCAATGTCCGTGTATTCAGTAATACCGTTATTAACAGTGTTGCCCCACGTACCCGAGAGCGTGCCTTGCGTTGGGGTTACTAGGCTTAGATTACTTGTTTCTGCTGCCATTTAAATGCTCCTAGGGTGTGGTTGCAATATTTGTCCAACCAGCGGTTTGGGTATTTCCGATATTTTGCCAGTTTGCGTTCTGTGTGTCATCAATTATTTCCCATGTTTTTCTTACCGACTCGCTTGAGGTAATAGCCGCCGTCTCCAGCACACTTGGCCTGTAAGTCGTAGCCGCCGATTCCGTAGACGTAGCCGCCCCAATTAACTCATCCAAGAACTTGGCAAATGTTGCCGCGCCCGTCTCAACTGTCGAGGTTGCCGTTGTCTCATTCACAACAAGCCCAAAATATGCCGTTGCCGCAGTTTCAGCCGTAGAGCTTGCTGTAGTTTCATCAACATCTGCGTTAAAGAACGTACCAACAATCTGATCCGTCGAGGTGGCCGCTGACTCATCTACAGTCCTTGCAAAAATTGCCGCTATAAACTCTGCCGTTGCCGTAGCCGCTGACTCATTAACCGACTGCGCAAAAGTTGCCGCCACCACCTCTGCCGTATTTGTAGCCGCCGTATCACTTACGTCGGCTGTGTATGCCGTGCCTGTTTCATTCGTATCACTTATAGCCGCCGTATCAGCAACCGTAAACGCAAACGTGGCTTGAACCGTCTGAGAATCGGATATTGAACCAATCCCGCCCCAACTTAAATCCCCCCAAGCCCCTTCACCCCAAGCGCTGACCGAAGTAATTGACTCCGCTACGCTGACGGGAAATGTGGCATTAGGTACTTCAGAAGTAGCTGTGGCAACGGACTCGGAAACGCTATCGGTAAAGGCAGTTATACCGCCCCAGCCAGCATCCCCCCAAGCGCCGTCGCCCCATGCGTAAGCCATTTTACGTCAGTGAGCAAGAGTACGAAACTGCAATAGTGTCACCCGAAACAACTGCTTTAGGGCTGCTAAAGTCACCGGCAGAGAACAGCGTTCCTGTGGTGTTGTCGATTGTTGCAGAGCCGCCAATGTTGATAAAGCATCCTGCCACTGTACCTGTTGAGGTAATAGAAAACGAAGAAGCTGAAGAAGTTGACTTTGTGCAAGTTGTGCCGGATACAAAAGCCGCAGCACTGAATACTGGAGTTTTGCGGTTGCCAGAGTATGTAGGGGCGTTAGCCAGACCAACTTCCAACCAAGATGCGTGTGATGCTTGTGTATCAGCAACCACGGCTGTACCCGTACCTTTAAGACCCATAACCACTGCGCCAGCGGCTGAGTTACCAAGGATGGTGTCCAGAGTCAGGTTCTTGCCCACAGTTGTGACCAAGTTCTCAATAGCGTCTTCCCACTTCACGTTACCATCTTTGTCATAGCAAACGGCAACGTAGCGGCCTTCAATGGTCGCTGTATCAGCAGGGGCGGTGTTGTAGCTGCAAGATGCTTCGCATTTATCTGCGGCTGAAATTTTATCAAAAGACATGTTAGCTCCTAGTTGGAAGAACGTATTAACGAAGTGGTTGGGCCATTTACCGGCATGGTAATTGTAAATGTGGTGGTAGAAGTTTTGTCAGAACCAAAGTCCAACACAGCAATAGACTTGTTACCTTGGGTAACGTTATAAATCAAAGCACATCTTGCGGTGATTGCGCCTGTCCAAGAGATATTTGGGAAGCCCACGTAAGCTGTGTACCCAGAAGACGACACCGTTATGGGTGTTAACTGTGCCCCGCCAGCAGAGTAAGTGCCTGTGTTAGCTATTTCATTAGTTGTGCTGTACACAGTCGTGTTTTCATTTAAATCTGCAGAAGCTGTATACAGAGCAATCTTAATAACGTCAGTCGTCAGGTCATGGATACCTTGATACAACTGCGCTTTAAACGATGTAGTCTGGGTTTGAACAATAGCCATCAGGTCACCGCCTGTCTATATTGACCAGAACGATAAGCGTCCTGACGCTCCATACCATCGCCCAGACGTTTAGCCAATGCAAGTGCTTCTTGGTATTTGCCGTTGTACAGCGCCATCATGTCTTGCTCACCCTTCATGTAGGTGTAAGCCTCAACCAAAGAGCCGTACAAAAGTACAGAATCAAAGTTATCGCCCAGCCATGTCTGACCATCTGCGGCCACCGTAATGGATTCAGGGTAGTAGTAATAGTGCAGTTCTACGCTGTACGATGTATCTGGCGTGGGGCCAAGAATAAACGACAACTCGTCTGAAATAGTAACACCCGATACAGCGGGGCCAAACAGAGCGTAGTACTTTGGAGTATCAGTATCTGTTGGTTGCGGGTACGCTTGACGAATAAAGTTAACGTCTTTGTTTAGCAGATACTCATACGAACCATCGGCTTTTATAATCGCCATTGAATACACAGCTAAGAAGTCCAGTGGACACTGCAAATACTTATTATTTACCGTGGTCACGCCCGTCACGTTCTTGCGAATAGACGGGAACTGAACCGAGTTATAAATACGCTGCTCAGCCTGCGTAACGAACACGGGGATATTAGCCACGAAATCTGCTTCCGTGTTCTCCGTGTACGCTTGAATAGCAGCGCTAAGTGCAGCGTAATTCATGCCATCGGGCCTCGTGCCATCAAGCCTTTAGTCGCTGCACCTGTGCCGCGAACTTTAATGCCTGAAGTTTTAGTTTCATTCTGGCCGTTGTTGTAGTTACCAACACTCATCTTCATGGTGCTAAGGCTACTGATGCTGGAATCCTTGCCGGGGTTAGTCGACATCTTTACGGCCTTACCATTCATATTGTGCGGTGCAGCATAAGTAGCGGCGTCGCCAACTTCTTTACCCATCATCTTTTTGCTAAATTTGGCCATGTTATTTCCCCTGATTTGCGGCGCGAGACAGGTTACGTCCTAAACGCATACGGTCGTCAGTTGTAGGGCCACCAGCTTTAAGCTTTGTAGGCTTTTTGCCGGGGTGCATATTCTTCTCGTGCTTACCGACAGCAGACTTAATCATCTTCTTGTCTTGAGCTAAATCTTTCTTGTCCATACTAGACTCCTTTAAGTAACTGTTACCGTAACTGTACCAACAAATGTCGTTGCCACCAAGTAGTTTGGTGTTAACTCTGTATCAAAATTACTAGCCCCGCCTACCGGTGCCCAGCCCCACTGAATGTCTCGTGAACCACCAGTCGGGTTGCCAGCAGTGTTTACACCCGCCGCAATGTAGGTTGAATCATTACGAGGATTACGCACAGCCTGCGGATCATCCACTGGATACATACCTAACTGCAACTGCGGCTGATCGGGATCCCAACACTCAGGACAAACCAACAAGTCGTAGTTCTTTGTCTTGATGATCTCTTTACGAAGCAATTTTAATTTGTACTGCTGGCCACAGCGATCGCACATGGCGATACTGTTCTTACCAGAAGCAAACCGATTGCCCATTAAGTGCCACCACCAATAAACTGTTGTCTAGGCACAAAGCGAATAGCCGCTTTCTCGCGGTCTTCGGTTGCAGCCAATTCCCAAGCGTCGTCATACTGCTGTTTCAATACCGGCAAACGCTCAGCACCACCAGCGATCTTCAACGCCAGATAGTACGCAAGGCCAGCGGCCAAGCAGGGGATAAATCTAAACGGCACGTCCATCACGTTTACACCACCACCCGCGTCCTGCGTGCGGCGTAAGCGCCAATAGACAAACGTATACTGCTGTGATCCATCAGGGGTCGGCCAAACTGTAATAGCTGGAACCTGCGCCCAGTACACGGCAGCGGCAGCGGTATGACCCACAGCGATCGTATCTTGCTGACCACGGGAGCAGTTAAACAGTGTGCCGGACTTGGCGTTTGTGTTCTGCGTGATGTAGCCGTAGTTGATGATCTCGTCATCAATCTTAATGAAACCAGTTGCTGGCAGGCCTGTTACATCGTTCAATACAACTGATGTGCTGGTAGCCGTAATCGTTGTTGTGAGCGTAGCGGCAATTGGGGTGTTTTGGCCGTTGTATCGTTGAATCCAGACTTGGATTGGTCTGGCTTGCTGAATTTTGTTGGGGATCGTAGCGTACGTAGAAACACTAATACGTGTGATTGTTAGGTCGGCCTGTGTATTAGCTGCGTTAGGTTGCGTACGTATAACGTGCTCAATTAGATCAACCGTGTTGTCTGGCAGGGCGTATGTATTCTGGCCCTGAACAAGAGTGATCTCACCCTGCTCTATAGTCCACATATTGATACCGCGATTGGCCCAATCTGCAAACATGATGTTCAAACTACGACGAGCAGTACGTAGGTCATAGCCAGTGCGTAGCTCACCACCGGCGCGTTCAAACGCCTCCTCGACCAATTCGTCGAGTTGGAGATTAAAACCTGATGCGCCAGAAGTGGTTGCCATTATCTAAATCCTGCAGTTTTCTTCGCAATTGTTTTTGGTTGTGCTACGAATTGTTTTCCGGCTTTTTTGCCAGCACGTTTCGCACGCGTTGTTGCAGCATACTCACTTGGACTGAGACTTTTAATCGCAGCAGAAGGAAGGTATCTTTCACCTGTGTCAGAAGATTTTTTACCACTTTTGGTTCTCCATTTTTGGTCGCCCCAATCCTT